TGAAAATAGGTGTTCCTGTCAGCAGATACAGGTAAGGAATATTTTGAGCAACGTTGTTCACTCCTTTGTAAGTTTGCGTTCGCCAGTTACGCAGGACATGGCTTTCATCACAAACCATGCTTTCAAAACCCATTTTTATTATCAATTCAGCTTCATAAGAACGTCTTCTTTCTTTGTCTATGCTTAGTTGTTCGTAGTTGCAGCATAAGACCCCATTTTTACCTAGGTATTCGGAAAGTGTCTGCTCTCGCTTTCTAGCGTTACCTTCAAGGATTGTGAACGGACATTCTGGATACCACATTTGAAATTCATTCTGCCAATTTCTTTTTAAACTTACAGGACAAACGATCAGCATTTTGGAGTGTTTGAGTGCTTTCAGCGTCAGTATGGTTGAAAGAGATTTCCCCGTTCCAAGATCGTCTCCCAAAATGCACCGCTTCTGCTGCACCATCCAATTACGATTTTCAAGCTGATGAGGAAAAGGCGTTAGGTCAGACATTTATCAATCCACAACAGGAACAAGTGTCTCCGTCAGTAGGTGCATCGCAATTCCAACACAACCGAGGTTCTTTCTCTTCCTCTCTGATTTCCACAACGCGAACTTTTACGCCCTCATCCCAATCAGGACTGTTTCTGTTTAATAAATAGCCTACTAAATCTCCGTGTGCGCTTGGAAAAGCAGAAGACAACCAATACTCTCCTTCAAACAACGGTTTTTCTTTCTCTTTTTCAAGGAGAGGCATGAGTTCAGCAGGAAGAAAATATTCTTCTCCTACAGGATGCAAATATACTCCGTAATTATTGCTATCTTCTTCTTTTTCAAATACTCTGCCGGTCATTCCTATAAACTGACCTATCATATAATTAGATTCAGGCAAACAAAGATGCCGTAAATCAGCAACCACTACCACTCTATCTCCCACTTTAAAATCGTGCATCAGTTCCTCCCCGGTCGATACGACATTTCTTCTCCCATTCTCTCTTCGCCTTTCTCGGAATGTTTCACATAGGCGGCGGGAATCTCTGCTACTTGTTCAAGCACGTTCCCAAGCAAATCAGATAGCTTCTTTCCGCAATCATAACAAGCGTGTCCGTCGTTCTTCCGGTAGGTATGCTCTCCGATCTTAACGCCAGGAATCGTAATGGCAACCACGTCACGCTCAGTAAGATAAGACAACAGTTCGCCTTTCGGACATAGATCACACTGGAACACTTTAACTTCAGCCATTTTAACCACAACCTTTCTCGGTAACGAACTTGAACAACTGGTAGAAAAAGAAAACAAAGGCAGCCGATACGAAACATTTAGCAAAGTTATCCGCTAGTTTCGAGTTCATCGACTCATCCCTCCTATAAAAGCCAACAGGTGAAACAAAAGCCAAACAGGCCCTACGATCCAAAAAAATGTTGTGAAAAAGGCTTGCGAAAATGTTTTCGGTTTCCTCTCTTTCTTGAAATTAAATCTCCAATCCGAATCCGGTTTCGATCCGTCTCTGTTTCTAATGGTTTGTTTCCTTCCCGTTGAACGTTTAGCCTGTCTCTGTCTCTTCGGTCTAACTTCTCTCTCCCATTCCTCTTCGGGAAGTTTTTCGCCTGTTTCGATCATGTAGTTTCCTCATAAGCCTTTCTCATCTGTTGACAAGCATGTTGAAAATGTTTCCATAAAGGATTGGAAACATTCCGTTCCCCTCTACAGGATTTGTGTAACTTTCCTATCGCTCGTCTGTAAGACTGATAGGCATAATACTGTTTTCGATTCATAATTTCTCCTCTCGTAAATAGGACAGTAGAATGAGTTTAAATGATTTTATCAGACTAAGTAAGTTTCTAACGTGTCTCTATTCTATCCGTTTTTCGTCTTGTTTGTCAATGCTGCATTCATTTGATTCATCTTTCTAATGGCTTCGTATAAATATCCGAAAACCATCATAGGTTTCCATTCAAGCAATTCAGTTGAAATAAGACAATACGGACCTTTCTCCTCTCCACCCTCTTCAAAACACATTTTATACTCGTTACCTTCTCGTTTGATTTTAATGGTTACTTCATTCATTCGCTTTCACCTTTCTTAATCAGCACAGTATTTCCGTTAGGTTTGGCAAAATACACGTCGGGAGAAATGCCGTAGTTTTCAAAGACGCTGTTTAACTCTTCCTCCCACGTTTCGGGAGAAGTTTTAATGCCTTGAGCCGAATACTGCATTTCAGGTCCTCCCATCGCTTGCCAAGTCCTAAAATCATCTGTGATAAGGTCGCCTGTTTTTGGTTTTAGCCTCATATTCCTACCCTTTCCTGATAACCATGCTCAACGATTTCTAAATCTTCGCCATACGCCGATTCAATGCAGGTGTTACACTCCCAACAATACATAGAACCATCCTCCCAATTAACGTCAACGTGTGAAATGCAATCATCCATCCAAGGAGACTTAACGAGTAAAGAAGCGCACTCGGCGCAATACGCTTTCCCGTTGACTTCATTGAAATAATACAGAGGATACCCGCCAGGCCAAGCCCAAGCCATTAAGGTAGATTCACTGACGAACGAATCCGAAGTAATTTCAGGCATTATTCAAAGTCCTTTCCGTCAAAATACGGCTTTCTGCAAAGTTCCGCTAACTCTTCCTCTGAATCCTCTAAAAGCATCTTCTCCCCTGCTTCTCTCGCTTCTTTTTCCGTTTGCGCCCATTGGGAAGGCATCCCGTTGTCGCACTCTATAGAATCCCAATAGGTTACGGTGTCAGGATCGCTGTCATCCCTTCGGATGATTTGATATTCCCAATGATCAGGCAAAAGTTGTGGATTAAGCGAAGCAAAAGGAGGGGAAGGAAAAATTTGTCTTTTTGTGTTTATCTGGTAAGGTTTGACTTCGTAGGCTATCATAGTTATTTCTCTCCTTTGGATTTCTCCACTTGAAAATGACCTCCAACACGTCTTTTTCATCCTGCCATAAGATACCCTGGCTTTGAACCTAGCTACTCTCTCCAGTCATTGTGGAGGGATAGCGGGTATCTTTTTATTGTCGTTACTTGGAATAATTCTTTAAAAGCAATTTATATTCTGTTACCGTCGTATAAAAAGACGGCGGGAAGTGTCCTTTTAAATCAGGATACTTTTCCAATAATTCCTTGTCGCCATCGTATCCTTCGTCTATCGCTTCTACGATCCAACTATTTTCGGTGTTGAATACGATAAAGACTCTTCTCGGATTCCCGTTTCGATCATTGCCTGCGTTCAAACGAATTGCCGTGTGTTTCATAATAGTTAGTTCCCTTTCAGTCTTTTGCAGCGTAGTAGATCATTATCGCCAATGTTAACGCCATGCCACCATGAACCGTCGAATTTGAACCATACATCCCTACGCCCATCTTTCCCTGCGAAGTTATGCCAAGAATACTTGATTGCGCCGCCGATACGGATTTTTAAAGTTCCTGGCCAATTGCCTGCGTAATGGATTTTCGATTCTCCTTTTACTTCGTGGGAAAGGTAAAGAACGGCTTTTCCTGTTTCCCTCATTTGTTTTTCATCCTCTTTTCCGCAACAGGCGTAACAAACAGGGAAAAGAAGATCGTCTTTACTCTGGTAGCCATAGCCAACAGACCGATGGAAAATTTCCTTGCAGGAATCGCATTTGAATTGTTCGGGATAAAGGCTAATGCTTGCACAACCAAAGCCCTTGTTTTGTGAAATGAAAATTCCGTTTTCAGTGTGAATATCTTGTGCCGTTGCTTCTCTGTATTTCATTCTCTTTCCCTTTCGTATCTTTCTAGTTGACTGTGTAGCAATCAGGCGTTTGAGTTTGAACCCTAGTCCCCTACCTTGGAAGGTATGAACACGCCTAAGAAGTTTATTCTGTTTCCTCGCTTTCTTGAAATTCCGAAATGGCATCCCACATAGCCATTTCTATGTTCACGTGTTGAGATGCTATGTATTCTTTGATGCTTTTCCTGCCGTTCAATTTAGCTAGAGCAGTTAACTGCTCTAGTTCCTTTCTCGTTAATCTCAAACGGTGTGCTACCGATACAGTGCAACGCTCTATTCCATCTTTTGATTCTGTGAATCTCATTATTCCGCCTCTTCGCTTTCTTCTGCAATCCATTCCCCGTCTCGTTTTACCTTGCCCTTGTTAGGGCAACCGAGTTCATGGCAAGGGATGCCATTAAGGATAAGAAGAGTGCATTGGTCGCAGGATAAATCCGGCCGCTTGTTGTTTTCCTCTTCCTGCCATTCTTTTTCTGCTTCCTCTATAAAGTCTTTTGCGAGTTCTCGAAAGTTTACGCTTTGAAGCGCGTTTGTCAGAAGGGATTCAAACGGATCGGGAAGTTTGGGCAAGTCCTCTCTATCCTGTGTGAATAAACCTTCCATTTCACGCTCCAGCTTCGTGATACATTCGCCTAGCGTGTCGGTATCTGATTCATTCCCGTTAAAAATCTCTTCGGCTCGATTCGTGTAGTAATCAGACAGTCCCTCGTTATTGTCGATGATTAAACTGACTGTCCAGGTTTCCTGATTCGTATAACCATTGTAAGTTGTAGCGTTTGCCATTTTGATACCTCTCCTTTTCAGCATTTTTCCAAGCAGTAAAACCTGTCGCTTCCGATTGTTACGGATTGATCGTAGTAACTATCGTTTAAGTCTTTTAAACAGATTGTCGAGTATTCTTTTCCGATAAACGCGCTGATAATCTCGTATCCTCTGCCGTTGTATTCTTTCGGGAAATGATGCCTTGGATCGTTTATTCTCACTCTGTCGCCTATACGCCAATTCTCTAGCATTTGATTATCCTTTCTTCATAGACTCGTCAGTTAGGCTATCAGCCTAAGACTCTCCGAAGAGAGTTTCGTCTTTTACATACTGTCTGGAATTTCATTAAACCATGTGTGATTAACGAATCCCTGTTCCGTTTCCCACAAACAAAGGACTTTTCCTGCACATTCGGCAGGGATGCCATGTTGCGCCGTATCAAGACCGTCTATCTTGAAGAAAGAAAAGAGAGTCTCGCAATCGTCGTAAAGTTCCTCATCGGCTCCCGATTCCAGACAAAAATCATAGAATACCGGAATATAAATCGGCTCTCCTTCAAACTTGCCTGGGTCAGTAATCAGACCGTATTCGTTCACACTGTATTCTTCTTGAATGTCTGTCATTTCATTTCCCTTTCGGTGTGTCTTGCTTGCTACATTTTGGGTTTGTAGCAAGCAAGGAAGTTGTTTGGAATGGTTGTATTGTTGTTTATTTTTCTTCGGAATATCCGTCGAACCAGGGGCCGCTTCGTTTTGTGCGTTCCTTTGCGGTTTTGCTTGTCGCCGTTCGGGAAGAGGTTTCAGGGTTTGAACAATGCGCTTGGGCCGTTTCCAAAGACAAGCCCGTTATAAGCGTTTGCTTTCGGTTGGACTTGAAGAAGTGTCTGATTATCTTGTAGGTTTTCATCTTATTTCATCCTCTCTTCGTCTTGTTACTTCATTAAACCCATTGCGATAGCGAGTGTTATAAAGGGTTTCCATTGCTCTTCTGTTGCGTGAACGTAGGCAGGAGGGAGAAGTCTGACAAGTTTTGTCGGCATATACTGCTCATCTATCGTTATCTGTAAATCATTCCAGGAAAGCGTAACGTTCGGAACCGGAGCCTCTGTCGATTTTCTCTTTGGGCAATGCAGTTTAACCATCGGTTTATGTCCTCTCTTCGTCTTTACTTCGTCTCAACTGATACCAGTATAAACGGTTTGAAATAGGGTGTCAAGTAGTTTTTTAAACATCTTCAAAGTTTATTTTTATTGTCTTTACTACGTCCTATTTGAGTTAATTTCAACGCTTGCTCAACAGCAAGTCAGCCTTCTGTCAATCCTTTACAACGCGACCGTCTTTAGTAGTGGAGTAAACAGGCGTTCATACTCGTGAGAGCCATTAAAAGGTATTAGGCGTGGATTTACGCCTGTGCGCTTGTATCTTGGTAAACGTCCTCTTATATTCTCCTTTGTAAACGAGTGCACCTAAGCGAAAAATGGGTCTGAAATAGGTTGGTTGCTCTATAAAACCATTTGATAAGCAATAAAGCGTTGCATAATAAGGAAAGAGTATCGTTGAGAGTATCGTTAAGGGGAAAATGAGTGTATCGTTAGGCGTGGTTTACGCCTAATGCTCGCTATAGGCAAGGGAGGGTTCCGCCAGGTAAGAAGTAACGGACCCCTCCGGTTGGTCCTATTAGACAAGTTCAAATCCTTTCCCGAAAAGGGGGTATATTATATTATATCCCCGTAGGGGATATATAATATACACCCCCAGGGGAGGATTCCGGGTTTTTATAATTGCCTGCCTGCTGCCAAAAAATCGTAGCGGGAAAAAGTTTTTGTAATCCGAGAAGATTTTTCTAGCTGATCTTGCAGTTTTTCAATGGTTTTGAAAGTTTGGGTTCGGGTTCCGAATTCTCCAATGGCGTAAAAGCCTTTTTGGATTCGGTAAACGGTAAAAGTTTCGGATGTTGTTCGGATTGTGGCGATTGGCATTGGATTATCCTTTCGGGAATAGTCCTAAATGGCTCTAGGATTGGCGGAGAGGCGAAATTACCTGGTTTGCGTGTCTGAACCCGTTTTAGGGTGAAATTTCGCTTCTCCGTGGATTTTTGGCGGGTTTTTTACCTCAGTAGGCTCGGAATGTGTCCAATACCCCAGAATGGCCATTCGTGGTTTTGTTTGAGTTTCCATACTCGGAAGCAGTTATCCATTTCAGGAATACCCTTTCTTGCCCCTACGTTGACCGTAGAGGCGATAGAATATGGTTTGCGGGTGATTTATCGCGTAGAGTGAGAATTTTGCGTGTGCGGGGATTTTCAGCCGATTACTGTTGTGTCAATGGTTTCTTGGCAGTTATCGCAGGATTGAACGGAATCGGTTTCATTCCAGGAGAAAACCACGTTCATTTGATCTTCGGAAGCGATTTCCACGCCCATGTCCCTGTCGAAAAACGGGAAGTCCAGATTGGCGGCGCACTTGGGGCAGAGAACAGCTGCGTTGTGGACATAACCTGTCGGTTGCATGATTTAACCCTTTCTGTTTGTTTGTTTGCCCTACTTGTTTATACGCTTGCTCTTGGCAAATAGGGCAATAATGGTTGATGGGCCTATTTACAAGAGGCCCCTGGGTTGAAGCAAGCGGCCTAAACTGCTAGATAAGTTACCTTGCCGAATTTGTTCAGTCCCGCCCATTTTGCTACTGCCATTGCCTCGGTTTTGGAGAAAAAGTATTGCGGTTCAAATACCGAGAAGGAAACGACCCCATTGATTCGGTTGGCGAAGAAATCGCATTTTGCATAGCTGTGATGACGGTTTTCCGCGTTGAACTCTACTCGGATTAGATACATAATGGTTGCCCTTTCTAGAAGCCGATCCTGAATACTCTCGCGGATTCCATTTCTCGGTTGGCGACGGTTCGGAAATGCTTCACGCTGACATAGGCGTTTTCCTTGCCCTCGAACCATCGGCGGGTTGCTTTATCCCATACTGCTACCGCTACCGCTTCCTCCTGATTGTTCGCGGGGCGGTAGTTTGAGGCCGCTACATAGGTTAGTTGTTTCATCTCTCTCTCTCTTTCTCTTTCGGATTTCTTAGGGGAGGTTACTCCCTCCCCTAGCGGATTATTCAGATACCGTCATACGTTTGAAGGAATACCCTAGCTGATTAAGCCGACCTTGCGCTTCCTTGCACAGGACAGGAGAGAAGAACACTTTGGCTTTTTGAGCCGTGCCGAACAGAGGTTTTCCGATGATGTTATCCCAGCCTGCATAGAACTGATTGTGTTGATCTCTTAGAACGTATCTTTTCATAATGGTTTCCCTTTCGTTTATTGCATATAGTTGAGAAGTTCTTCTTTGTTGCTGATATACGCTTTCTCGCCGTTTTCCTTGTTGATTTGAATAATCGCATCCTTCGTTATTTGAGCAGTTCTTGCTATTCGTTTGTTAGAATGATATTTTGTCACATGGTTTAACAGGTTTCTTGCTTCGGTGTAAGAGTTCATCTTAGTTACCTTTCTCTTTCGTCTTGCCTTCGTCTCTTGTTCGTCTTGCTTGACCCTATTGTAGCAGGTCTACAGAGGATGTCAACACCTATTTCACTATTATTTTTGATAGGGGTATTTATAGCTATTTGGGTAGGGTAGGCCGTTACGCTTGATACCCTCTCATTTGCCCCAGGATTGACGCTGACGCGTTCGGGGTAGGGTTTGGGGTGTTGGGTCGTATCCCGCCGCCAGGCTCGCGCTCCGGCGGTTCTCGCGGACCCCCGCCGTTCTCGCGGTTCAGATGGGACCCGAACTTTTGTTCCCTATCAATAATACTAGTGAAAACGCGACTCACCGCTACGAATTTTTAATAATTTCCTTACTCCCTAACGTCCCTACTTCATCCTACAACCCTCCAAATCCTATAATAATTTTAAAAAATAAAGTCTTGACATCATCCCCAATACGTCCTATAATAGATACAGAAAGGAGGAGAAATCATGAAAGAATGGTTTGAAGAGGAAAATGAAACGACCGTAGTAAATGGAAAACTAATGCCGAAAGAATGGGAGAGAGATAAAGAGGAGGATTTATACCCTTATCCGAGAACGCTGGATAACTTTGTAGAGGCAAGAAAAAGGACGGGAATTCTTATCTCGGAAGAGGAGTTCAACCGTTGGCAATGGTTGGAAAAGATTTCCGTTCAGTTGTGGAGACAGTTGAAAGAAAAGGAAAATAATTGAAAGATGGAAGTTAAGTATGAAATATGCGTAGGAAACATTCACGGCAACGTGGGCAGTATAATGTTGCCGTTCTGCCCCTACAAAGGAACGATCCTTTATTTGAAATATAAAGGTCATTACAGAGTGCATGAGATAATCATAGAAGAAAACGAAGACTGCATACGCTATAAGCTGATTACGGAAAGGCATATTTTCTAATGGCTCAGATAAAAATATGGGAAGGCAGAGACGGCGTTTTAATCAACTACCATCCGCTAACTAATATGATTTACATTACGACGTGGACACTTGCGACACAGTATTCGCTTTCAGAATTTTTGAAATATCTGGAAATCCCGAAAGAAGCGATTCTTAAAGCGTATGAAGAAATGGATAAAGGGAATAACAATGGCTGACATATTCGGATACAACGAAGAAGGATTTATGGTAGGCAAGATTACAACCTATCCCGATGATACGTTCAGAGTGACGGTGATGCCTATGCAAGGCGTATCTACAACTCCTATCCATTCGAGGAAGGTTTACCAAACGATTGCACAAGCGAAGAAAGTTCTGCGGGATTTGGGCGCGAAGGAGTGGGATTGATGGAAGAGGAAACGGTAAAATCGGAAAGCAAGCCTTACGCTGACGGGCAGCTTATAATGGTAAGCCAAACTATTTACCGCATTGTCGACGTTTACAAAGGAGATAATCAACTCGGCGTAGTTGCGATTGAGAATGTGACGTATCCTGATCGAACGATTGACGGAATAGATCAAAACGTTATGTATGTGCCGATAGATATTTTATGGTTCGCTCTGCGGGATAGGTCCGTGAAGCGATATGAGGAGATTAAGGAATAATGGCTGAAGAGGAATACGAACCGACGAAGCGGGAGATTTTGCAAGCACTCAAGTTCGCTGCTAAAAATATGGTTGCTCATGAATGTAGTATGCAATCGCAAGGGAAGTATTCCAAAGCCGGTTCGGATATGGCGATAAAGAAATATAAAGCGGGGATAAAATGGCTGACCGAGGAAATGGAGAAACTTTGATGGCTTACCCAACTCTGGAAGAGAAAATGTTAGACGTTCTAAACGATGCGAATTACGAAATCCATTCCGTGAGAATGGAAGGCGTGATTCAGAAAATGCAACTGCTGACAACCCTTCTTATGGTTTGGAAATGGACGGCGTATCCGGTTCCAGATCATCCCAATCGAAGGCAGACCTTCGGAGTTCCGGCTTTAGAGGAAGTTAAGAAAACCCTGATTAAACATTGCCTTATAAATAAGGAAGGCGAGATTTTGGATTCGTTGGAAGTAATCTGGATGGAAGAGAGGGAGGAGAAATATGGCTAAACGAACGTTCACGCGGGGAGAAATCGAATGGGAAACCCGTTTTTATAGCGGATGCGGAGTAGGAAAGATCGTGGAAATGCTCGAACAACTTCTGAAAGAAAATGACGAACTGAAAGCGACGTTGAAAGAAACTCAGGAAAAAGCTGAAATGTGGCGAGAAACTGCTAGGAAAAGTTTGGAAAAGTAAAATATCGTCTTGACTTTATCCAAGATACGTCTTATACTTATAGAGGATGAAAGGAGAGAGTATGAAGCATAGATGCTACCTGGTTCATGGCGATCAAGTGCAATTAAAGTTTGAAGCGAGAGTTCATGTTTCAATCTATGCAAGAGGAAGTCAAAGATTTGAAGATGAAAAAGAATTGAAGATCTGGTTCGATTTAGGAAATGATTGGATTCCATTACATTTGGACGAAGACGTTAACAGCGAGCGTTTCGGGCAGTATTATTACGAAGTCGAATGAAAGGAGAGAGTATGGAGATTTCATTAGTGGTTGCGTATGGGATACTGGCAATCCTCGCAGGAAGTATTCTATGGGCCGGATTTCTCGCACTAGGCGAGTTTCCTGACGAACGCGCTACGAACTTCGTATGGCTGCTCATAATCGGCGCAGTCATATGGGCTTTATGGCGAGTGTTTTCTTGAAAGGAGAAAGAATGACAAAATCAGAGGCAATCGACGTTCTGCAGCGCAGGCGAAGGTGGCTCCGCATCCGCATTATGGAGAGGGAAGACAACGGAGAGGGGGATAGGACTTCCTTCGATTACGCGGAAGTGGGTGCATTGGATATGGCGATACGGGCTTTGGAGAGAAGTGCTGAACGGCGGCTGGAAGTGAGAGGAGTAATACGTGATTAGCGTATGTTTTTGGGGACAGAGGGACGGAAAAGAATACGGGACGTTAACGATGCCGTTTGTTCCTTCAGTAGAAGACACCGTATATCTTGAAATGGATGAAGATGTTTTAATCTGCGGAGAAGTGGCAAGCGTTCTTTGGATTGTTGATTTAAAAAAAGGCAATAGCGACTATTCCGTTACGGTTTATTTAAAGAATGTGGAGGAAAAATGACTGAATACGATTTTCCAATCAGAGTGAAGATGGTGGTGTCCATCGGATATGTGGGCGCGGAACATACAGACGAAATAGAAGTTACGGAAGAAGATTTGAACGGAATGAAACTTGAAGATTACTTGGATGCGTATTTAATAGATATGCAAAACAATCATCTGGATTCGTATTGGGAAATCTTGGAGGATGAATGACTGAGGAAGAGAGGCAACATCGAATCGCGCAGTTGAGACAGGATTTGAAGAATGGAGAGGAAGCGAAAGAAATTTTAAAATTGAGGGTGCGACAATCAAAAAGAAAATTTTACGCCTTAAACGAAGAACTTACGGATTTGCTATCGCATTTGGTTCATGTGAGATACGAACTCGCCCAACTGAAAGGAGAAAACTCTTGATCGAACTAACGGACGTAACGAACAAAAAGAAAACTGCTCTGACTTTGGACGATCTGAAGCCGGGAGATATTTTTACACCGTTAGAAAAATCCCATTACTGGAATCACGAAGGTTTTTACATATACGGTTGGAAAGATGATGACGGGCATAACTTTTCTAATCTGAAAGGGCAATCGTGGCAAGGCATTATTAACGATAGTTTGATTTTAAGTGTAATTCGCTATCTCCCTGCTAACGAGTGGCAGGTAAGGGAAGAAGAATAATATGCCGTTGCCTGTCATCAAAGCGAAAGAACCGTTAACGCCTGATCTGAAGAAACGTCTCAGAACGTGGATCAATCAGTGTGAATACGAAGTTCACATTTACGGTAGGATATGTCAGTCTAAACCTTATTTCGAGGTTGTAGAGTATTTGGGAGATTTTGTTCCGGTTGCTTTAGTAGATGGGAGTGATTTGGAGGAGTTGAATAAACCTGTCGCATATAAGCGTAGGCAGTTTGAACTTCAACTGTCTTACATTATGCAAGACGTTTCCAGATTGAAAAAATGGAAGGCGGTGGAACTCTAATGGTTGAAGAGAAGAACGCGCTTTCCTTTGCGGAAGCCTCACAGGTCGAAGGCAGATACGCTATCAAAGGCGTTCATCCTACGAAGGGAGAGACGATTTGTCCGGTTGTCTGCAACTTTGTGGAAGCGGCTTTATTCTGCGTAAGCTTGAGTTTCGAGTTTCCTGACGTGCAGTTTAGCAGAGTGAGGTTGCCCGATGAATACTGAAACAAAAACTCCGTCTATCCGATTACCTGTCTGTAGTGTTTGCAAACAATGGTTGGTTCTTGTATCGCAAGTCTACATTTCAGATGCGTTCGGGCCTGGAAACCATTGTATGAACTGCTATTACTACTGCGAACACTGTAATGGCAAGGTGAAGGAAGACTACCGAACGAAGGTGGAGAGGAAATGAAAAACATTTACTTATTGGAAGCGGCTGACGGAGATTGGCGAGGAGTTGCTTTAGTCGAAGCGGAGAATGAAACGCAGGCTCACGATATAGTAGCGGAACGACACCCGTTGTCTAAGTTTGCGCATACAGGCGTTTTCTATCCTGAGATACAGAAACTAACTCCTACCGATAACGGTTTCCTGTTCAGTTTCGAGAAGTGGAGCGATGAAATAGCCAAGCTGAATGAGTATCAGGAGAGGATTAAGGAGTTGGAAGAGTTGCTTAGTCAATATGAGGCAAACTACTAACGTCTTGATTTTATCTGTAAAGTGTCTTATACTTAATACAGGAGGTAGGTATGGTCCATAAGTCTTGTCAGGAGAAGCAGGTGTATCCTGATAAAATAACCGCTTCCATTTCAGCAGCGCAAATCAACTACGATCAAGATAACCGGAAACGAGTGAATGGAAGGAGGGTAAAGATAAAAAAGAACGGAACACCTTATCGAACGATGGAATATGCGCCCTACAAGTGCGCTGAGTGCAGGTATTGGCATTTGACAACGCAGGAGCGAACGGTGAGCAAGTTTAAATCGGAAGGAGGATATAGTGAAAACGATTATCGGTGAAGATGAAATCCAGAAGGCTATCGAACTGTATCTGGATCAAGAATACGGTTTAAGGTTGCTGTTTGATAGAACTGGAATGGTTATCAAGCAGTCTCGCGGGAAAGCGGGTGTGACGGTCGAAGCGGAAGTTGTGAGAAAGGAAACGCCTGTTATTTCCGTATCGGAAGGTAGCGCGTCAGGCTACGCGAGTTATACGGCAGGCGATTTGCTTAATATGGCAAAAACGGATGAGGAGGTAGGGTGAGAAAAGAAAACGAGGAAAGACGCGCCGATTTGTTCAAAGAACAACTGGCTCTCGAACATCTGGGCAGAGACGAGGAAGCGGAGTTAATCAGGGAGAAACAGAAACTTGATACGCTTGCTAAGAAACGAGGGGAGAAGTCGAAAAAGACGTGAAATACTTCCGAATACTCTTCCTTTTTCCTGAGATTACCTTTATGGCTACGGTAAAAGGAAGAGAAAAAGCGAAAAAACAACTTCTCACGGATGCTTGGGAACAGCACGTCGATAACGTGATTATAAACGGCTGTCCGACGTGTGACGAAAAGTATCTGGACATTTACAACTGCAATCGAGTGGAAATCATTCCGATTGAGGATTATATGAAGGAGCATTATGCCTAAAGAAGTGTTGTCAGAAGAGAAAACTACGGAAATCATTTCAGAATTGCGGGAACAGGTGAAGTTTCTGGAAAGGAGGGAAGAGATATTACTGAATTGTGTGAATGAGTATGCAAATGAAAGTTACTGGACAAGAGGTAAAACAGGATTTATAGACGAATACGATCATAGTGCAGATGGATATACGATAGCACAGCAAGCACTTGCCGATTTGAAAGCATTGGAGGAAGAGTAATGGCGACTATGCCGACAACCATGTCGATTAATATAGACGTAACGGAACGAGGTTGGATTTGCTCCATTCACAACGTTTCGATCAATCCGAGAGCAAAGATTTGCAAGTTGTGTGAACGGGAGAATGAAAAGAAACAGCTTCAATCTACAGATACGGTAAAGCAATATACGAAAGAACAGGAACAATGGCTAGAATACGTGAAAACCATTAAAGATACCCTTTCTTCTTCTTATACGGATGCTTTAAGAGATACTTGCATACAAGTAGTGTCTACGTCGAAAGAAGAAAGCGGTTGGGCAAGTATTGTTCCGACACGCGATCCTTCCATGCAACCGACGTTTTCTGAGTATTTGCTTGAACAGGTGAATACGGAGTTACGAAAGCAGCCTGTTAATGCTGATATTATGCGAATAGGGAATTGTTTGGACTACTATTTGACACAATATTCCGCTAACAAAGGAGTATGTTTCGATTACTATGAATCGTTCCTTAACTCCAAAGAGCAAGAGAACGTAGATACCTTCGCGGATTATCTCCTGCTTCAAGCGTTGGACGTGCTTGAAGGGTTTCATAATACAATACAATCTGCTGTTAGAGCGTATTTCGGCAAGGAGAGAAATCAAGAAGAGAAAACGATTCTCAATCGTTTCGAGGAGGATTGGAAGGCTTCTATCAAAGCGACGGAAGATTTCCTACGCGGTCCCATTCAATACGGTCAAATGGTGAAACTGCTTCCTCCTCACGAATATGCAGGTCGAACAGGCACGTATATTCGAGATGAGGTTTCAGCCGAAGGAGAGGGTAAAGTAAAGATGTTTTCCGTGTTAGTCGCTATTCCTGACGTTTATAAACAAGTTCCTGCGCTTGAAGGAGAATACGAACCTCTCAGAGAAACGGAAGCGGATGGGTTCAGCGTAACAGGTGCACAGGTGAAGGAATGAGCGATCTTTTCAATTCTGATAAGCATATCGAGAAACTGACTATCCTAATGGCAAACCATTATCATCTCGGTCGCCATGAAGGGCTGCATGACGGTTTGATGATTGCCATAACCTATCTACATCAAAAAGAAACTTCAAGAGTAGATATTATAGAAAAATTGTCTGAAATCGCAATACAACAACAAGGACTCGCTAAAAGACTAGTAGAAGATAGAACTGAAACGCAGTAAATAAGAAGCCCTCCTTCATCGGGAGGGCTTTTCTTTTTGTTTAATCGCTATCGAGAAGAAGAAGATCCTCTAAGTTGAGAGGCCCGTCTCCGGCAGGAGGGGCTTGAACGCTGAACTCCTGCGTGCCTATCTTGATCTTATACCGCTTTCTCCCTGAAGTCATCGCTTCGTAGGTAATCAGTTGAAGTTCAGCGTAACCGTCAGCATCCGTTACGTCGTTTAGAACAGCCAAGGAAAGCAGCGCGTTGTCTATGGTGGCAAGGTCGTTGGCGGCGAGTTGCGCGGAAACCACAATATCGGATTCCGGCGTAGCGTCGATCTTATACCGATAAATGGCGATGGTGCGAAGGTCGGAAGTCGGCGGGATCGAAGGCGTGATCGGAACCAGGTTGTAAGTCGCATCTTCGGGATTTGAGTTGACGGTCAACACTTGCAAGGCAAGGCTGCTATAACCCGGCAACGGATTGACGCTGACTTTATAATCGCCGTCGTCCAAGGAAAATATGGCGATCCCCGTAAGCCCCGTTCGCTTCTGGTCGATCAACGTCGTTCCGTTATTGGCGTAGACCGTAACCAAGGCTCCCGGTATCCCTGCGACCGTTACGGAGTTTCTTACCGTAACGTTCACGGTATTGGCTCCCGAACCGTCTCCCGGCCCGTAAGGGCCTGCTCCGTGGTCGGCGGTAATCCCGTCAAGGATTTGTTGCAGCGTAGGGCCGCTTCCGCTTGCGGCTTGTTCCAGCGCGTTCACGGTATATCGGTAAACGCTGCCGTCCAGTTCAAGAGCCGTATCCAGTTTATTTGCAATCGCCAGGATGCTTGCGATGCTTGCGTTTGAAGGAGCGACGTATGCGCTTGCAAGCATAACCGCGCCCGTAATGCGGGTGAGCAACAGGTTCGTATCCGTGTCGATTCCCGTAAGCGAAACGTTGGTTGTTTCCGCTTCCAGTTCCAAACCATCCATTAGATCGGAAATCGGAGGAAGCCCGTCCGTCGCAGGGTTGTATTGCGCTCCCAGGTATGTGGGAACGGCTGGAATATCGGGATCAACCAAGGATCGTAGGCCCTTCTCAATGGTTTCATTGCCCGTTCCCGTAATCCCCGAACCGATCTTCGCGGCAAGATTGGTCAGGTTGTCTACAATCAGTTTTCCGAAAGAGCCTGTGGTGACAAGATTGGAGGTAAGACGATCAAATATGGCTTGGATGCCGAGAGCAGACAGGCTGAATCCGTCTTTGTCGGTAATGGCGCGTGTTCCAACCGCCCATACGTCTGCGGCGGCATGAGTGGAAAGCCCGGTTTGTATTTTAGTAACTGCGGCTGCCGATATTTCCGCCGAACCAATGGCATCCGTTGCTATCGCTCCCGCGTCAATCGCTCCGGCTGCGAACACTCCCGAAGTAATGGCTCCATCCGCCAATGCATCCGCGTCTATGGCATCTGTCGCTATCTTTGCCGCCGTGATCGCGTTGTCAGCGATTTTGGCTGATGTGATCGCATTGGAAGCAATCGCTCCCGCGTCGATAGCGTTATCCGCTATGGCATCGGCATCAATAGCGTTTGTGGCAATGACTGCGGCGGTAATCGCATCGTTGGCAAGGCCGAATCCGCTTTTATCGCTGACAACGTTCGCGTCCACTTCGGCTTCGATTTGAAGCGTTCGGTTGGTCGTTCCCGTAACGCCGCCTACGGCTGTGGAAATGTAGATATTATATGATTTACCTTTTTCAAATCCGTTCGCGGCGGAAAGCGTGATCTGCTCGGAATAGAATCCTAGCGTATTGGCGTCGTCCAACTTTGCCATAGTTCCGCTTAATATGGCGGTTCCGGTTTCATCCTCGTAAACCCGGTATGTGGGAGGGCTGTCGGCATCCGTCGCGGCTCCTGTCGAAGCTGCGTGCGTATTGACGGAAAAAGTTACCAGATTATCTATGGCCCACGATCCCAAATACATGATTACCTCAATACGCTCCCAAAAATGGAACCTGAACCGCCGCCTACGCCGTCTGAAAAACCGGACGGCAACATAAATATAACAGGCCGCCTTGTGGAAATCTCCGTAAACGCTCCTGCTCCGGTGCGATCCGCATACCGAAATGCCGAACCGCCGTGATACTGGTTTAGCCAAGATGCCGCGCCAACGTCCATCCAGACAAGGCGAACGTTCGTAACCGAAGTCGGCTTGACGCTCAAATAGTAAACCGTATTCGCGGCAATGCTTACGTCCGTCGAACACAGTCCCGCTACTTTAATATCGGCAGTGGACGTTTTAAGGCTGGTATCGAAGCTAATGGTGGAAAGCGGGGTAAGCGCGGCATCGTAGAGAACCATATCCGCATCGCCCGTCAGCCGCCCAAGGAAGCCGAATCCTCCGCACTGGAAAGGAACAGGACTTTCAAACTTGAGAGCGCGTTCGTTCGGGGAACTGCCGGAGTTGAAATCGACGTTGGTTCCGATACCGGGTTGGCAACCAGGGATAAACCCGAAAGAACCATCGGAATACTCCAAAACGCAGGTAGGCGCGGTGGCGGATTTTGCCCAACTTCCCGTATAATGATCGGCGTAAATATTCGAGTAAAGTCCTGCGCCTCCGGTGCGAAGGTTCAGGTTCGCTGCGGAACCGTTCCATTCAAAGACGACGGCAAAAATCTCGCCTTTAGCGACGGTGCGATCCGCGCCTAGCGTAACGTTGAGCCAAACGTTATCGTCAGCGTTCGCTACGACGATGGTTCCCGATTGATCGGGAGTGCCGTCAGGGTCGCCTGTCGCCATATCGACGTTTTGCAGGCTGCATTTCAAGGTTTCCCCGGTCGTTACCGTTCCCGTATTAAAATGGATTTTATGAATGTTTCCGGCTTTGGGCGCAAGGACAATGAACGCGATCATTTCCCCTGCCGCATCCATGAGGAGAGACGTTGCGCCGAAAGGGGCGGTTGTCGGGAACTCGCCTATATTGAGAAGTTGGTTAGCCATTAGAGTTTATACGTATTTCCTTCAAGCGCGGTGCGGGTTTGGGCAAACGTGCTTGCATTGGCTTCTTTCTTCGCGCTTCTGAGGCGATTTATAATGGCTTCCCTCACTTCGTCCAGATTTTCAAAATCGGTCAGCAGGTCGGATGCCATTACTTTAATGTCCCTGGTAACTTGGCCTACCGTTATGGGGATAGTGTAATGGTTGTTTCCCGAACATCTTGTAATCGTTCCTACGGTAAAATCCATTACAAACTCCGATTTAACTGAGCAAAGCAAGCAGGTTGGTTTTTAAAGTCGCCCATGCTCCTTGAGAAAGATCGGCAACTTTTCTTACGTCTACGGTAGGCGCGATTTGCGTTCCCGTATTATCGACTTCGTTAACGGTAGTCCAGATATTGTTGTTTTCAAGCAACAAAGTCCCTCCTGCGGGAGTTAAGGCTACAATGGCAAGCCGTTCGTTTTCCAGTTCGGAACCTTCGATGGAATACAATCGGCTTGCGTATTTTTGCCGGGAGACTACTCCTCCTGAAGTCGTTAGTTTCAAATTGGCATGGATTTGAGTCATTCGCAGAGACAGTTCGGGAACGTCTACGAAAAAATCATCGGGATCGAAGTCAAGGAGAGTGAAATCAGCCATATTAAATCCAAGAGTTCCAAACGCCTGCGCCTCTGTAAATGAAAGTTCGCGATCCGTAGTTTGTCGCTATGGTAAGGTCGGCTTCCGCTACGGCTTGCGTGTCGCCGTTTAGAATGTCCCCTACAGCCGGATGAATGACGATGTTATTTGTTCCCGCATTACCTCCTCCGTCTACTACGGTAATCATCCAACCGGGAGGAAGCGTTCCGAGAGAAGAGTTCGTTACAGGCAAACTAAGAGTCGTTCCCGCCGTCCCGGTATAGATAACGTTTCGGCCTGTGTAGACAAAAACATTAAGCGTTGTGCCGGAAAGAAGCTGAACTTCCGGTCGGTTTTTCATTGCAGGGTTATGTAGAGTTCGGGTTTGTCCGGTGCTTGAATATTGGACAGGAGAAAGAAGCGTTTGGTCGTAGAAGTTGCCGCTTTCTTTAATGGTGACGGCTCCTGCAAGTCGCACCAACATCGACTCTGCGCCTACTTTTTGAAATGAATTATTGAAGAGAAGCAAGACAGGCGCGGAAGAGTTGTCTACGCCTACGTTCAACCGAGAACCGATGAATTGGTTGTTTTCTACATTCAATAAATCGCAATACATCAAGTAATCGCCCCATTCGCAAATGTTGTCAACGAATTCGAGCGATGCGCCTCTGAAAAATCGAACGGCGATGTTGGCGTATTCTTTCAGTTTGAAGCGGTTTCCTTGAACAAGATAACGTCCTGTTACCGTATGAGTAGCGGATGCTCCTCCGTGTTGGATTGCAGGCGGATGGGTTGTTGCCGTCGTATTATCTGCCGTTGCCGCAAGCCGTATAAAGTTGTTGTTGCGAATGACGATATTTTCAAGAGTGGAAGCGACGGCAGGAGCGTTTGTGGTTTGGATGCACCCTCCGCTACCGCTTTGCGTTTTTCCCCAATCCTGAAACGTGTTGTTGATGATTTCCACGTCTCTTATAACGGCGGAAGCGGAAATACTCGGTTGAAGCAGAATGGCTCCTGAACCAAGATTCGAGAAAATGTTGCCGTCGATTTTGATGCCTTGAACAGTAGTTCCGGCGTTAATGTCCAATCGGATACAGGTAGGGTCAGTCGTTCCCGAACCGGATACGAACTTGTTGAAGATGTTGTTCGCAATGAGAATGTTCGTTGAAGCGGTGGGGATTTGTCCTGGGGTTAGCAATACGCCATAACCGCCTGCGATGTTCTCCATAACGTTGTTCGTTATCTCAACGCCGTCCGAACCTTCTTGAACTTCAATCATTCCGGCTGTGAACGCGGCATGAGAACCGCAATCCCGGTAAGTGTTGCCATTGATAATGGTTTTGCCGGAAGCGGTTGGGAAAGCGGTGAGAAGAGGGGTTCCCGCAATGGCGTTTTCCAACTGCCCATCAACTTTTACGGAACAGAAAACATTTTTATGGTGGTTGTGGGAATAGATGATTCCGCTAGAGCGTCCTAATGTATTCAGGCAGGTTTTACCATCAAGAAAACGGCAGTTTTGCACCGTCAGCCGAGAGTTTTTAACGTCTGTTGCGCCGGAATCGTAAGAAGTGCCGTTTAGCCCGTCTAGTGATTTGGTTACGTCCGTCTTATCGACAAGGGCAGTATTGGCGAAACGGGTGAATACAACGCGCTCGAAAGTAAAGTCGCTTGATTCATCTTCCATTAAAACCAAATCGCGGTAATCGGATACGCCTTCGGAAATGTCCGAATCGTCAGTGAGCGTATCTTCCGAACCATCCAGCTTCATATCTCTGAAAACGATGTTGTGGCAATCCAGAAACCGAAGCATTTTATTGTTGTTTTCGGAGAATTGCTTAAATCCGGTGTGCGGTCCCAACCCTTGAAAGGTGATATTGTTTCGGTCGTCTAGTCGAATGGAGGCTTCCGAGAAATCAAGCCTTCCGACAATGCTTCTATCGGTGGAAGCGAGTTCAAACATTTGATCTACGAGAATGGTTGCGCCGTCAGGCGCGGCAGCGATAAGGGCTTGAATAGCGGCTGCTCTTTCATCCGCCGCCGCTTCGGTGGTTAGCGTGTTCTCAATGGTTTTGGAAAGAGGAATAACGGGGCCGTCTTTATAGAGAACGGTTTCTTCAAGCAAATCGCGTAGAGCCTGCGCGTCGATTAAGGGGGAAAGGGCGCGGTCGAATCTTTCATCGAAATCGTCTCTATCCGCATTGTTCCAAGCCATATTAGCCTCATCCCAAAGAATCTGCTATCATCGTCTTATGAAAATCTTAAATCAACACGCCGAAGAACCCTTAATCGCTTACAACGCCTTTTGCCTTGCGCTTGAAGTGGGCGTAGATGACAACGGCTCTATAGACTATCATACTATAGCGCAACGACTAAGAGCAATCTACAAGCAGATTTATACGGCTGAGGAAGTCAGGGAGTGGGCCAAGCGGTATCAGTGGGAGTTCCGGCTGAAACTCGCCATTACCGCTTTGCATGATAAATACGCCGATAAATATATGGAAAATCACGGAGACGTTAAACTCCGTCGAATGTCGTTCATCAATAAGAACATTAGCGTTGTTGAGAAACTATCTTCGGAACTTGCGGTAAAGATCGTTGGCAGGATGGACGAACTTCCGCTTCGGGATCAAATCACTACGCTCGAAAGAATGATCGTTATTTGGGAGCGATTGACGAAGATACAGCGAGAAGAGTTGGGAGAGATAGACAGTCAACCGATTAGCATTACTTACAATACGGTATTCGCGGCTTTGGAGCAGGAGGGTAATCTGAAGCCCGATCAATTGGAACAGGTGAGAGCCGCCGTCGTTGCAAGGACTTTGGAGGATCGGGAGAAACTTCAAGCCGGGATGCCTACTCGGATACTGCCGAAACCGGAATTGGTTGATGCGATGAACCGGGAGGAGGATTGATGGATTTAGGTGTATTTACATTAGGAGTTGTTATCGGGCTTATTTTCGCAATTATCGCGTTGTTCTTTTACGTTGGAAACGCTTTGACGAAATTCGGTAAATAATGGATAATTTCGATCCCGAAGCATACGCTGAAGCCATTTACCAAGAACTAAAGGCAAAGAATCCGTCCGAACTCGCCGCTATTCTGCCGCTTTCCTACGGTGATCTGTATATTTCAACTAAAGAAGCGGGACTTAAACGGTTTTATCCGAACAGTATCCAAGCGGCTTTCAATGACAACGTATTCGGAGATATAGACTGGCGAACGTGCGCAGTAGGACTTTCCGGTGTTCGGAGGATCATTCTTAAAAGCCGTCAGTTAGGGTTTTCTACGAATACGGTTGGTTTGTATTTTATGGATACCTTGCACACCGGGTATAAGAAAACCATTATCATGGCTCACGATTTGCCTTCAACGGTCGAACTCTTCAAAAAAGTCCGGTTGATGTATGAAATGCTCCCCGTTCATGTGAAAAAACGCTTCGGCAAACCGGGAACCGCTTCAAAGTATGAACTCTTCTGGCCTGAAATCCAAGCCTCTATCCTCGTAGGAACGGCAGGAAGCGCAGACTTCGGCGCGTCTCAAACCGTCAACAACGTGCTTCTAACAGAAATCCCGCGTTGGCCCGATGGAGCCATGCAAGCCGTAGCGGATGGTCTAATGAACGCGGTTCCGATGGGCGGAAATATCATCATCGAATCGACGGCAAGAGGGGTTGGGAACGATTTTCACAGGCGTTGGCTTGAGGCTATGTCCGGTAGAAGCGTGTTCAGGCCATTGTTTTACAGTTGGAAAGATTTCCCCGAATATCAACTCTTCCCTAAACAATGGCACATGCTTCCAACGGAGTTCATTCCCGAAGACATTACGGATGAAGAACTAGGGCTTATGCGGGACTGGAAACTCACCATAAACCAAATCGCTTGGCGAAGGTGGAAGATTGCCGAACTTGAGTCTGAGGATTTGTTTGCCCAAAACTTCCCTCTCTACTGGCAGGAAGCGTTCAGAACTTCGGGAATGTCCTACTTCAACAACAAAAAACTAGGGGAAGAACTCGCTCGGATAGAGCAAGTTTCTTACAGCAACGGAGTGGATTATGTTTCCGCATTTGCTTAAATGCATGGAAAGCTTCTCCACTGATGAGGAGTTGAGAAACAACTATTTTCATATCTATCATGAACCGCATCCGAGCCGGGAAGTGTTTATAACGGCTGACGTTGCGGAAGGGCTGAACTCGCTAGGGAAGCACGATTTTTCCGTAGCAAGCGTGTGGGATATGAATACGTGGGAGCAGTTGGCTCAAATACATGGTCACTGGCCTACCTCTTATTTCGCTCAAATGTTGATGGAACTTGGATATTTATACGATCCGAGAGGCTGCGCGTTGATCGTGGAACGGAATAATCAATATGGCGGGGCGGTATTGGAAAAAATCGAAAACAATTCCGATTATCCAATAGGTCCTAATGGTTTATACGTTCACGAAGATGAAAAGATTGGTTGGCCTACCAATCTTAGAACCCGTCCGTTGATGCTTGAAGCAGGTAAGGAACTTTTTGAAGACGGTTCGATGAAAGTGAATAGTCTTAGAACGCTGGAAGAAATGTTCGCTTTCGTGAAAAAAGAAAATCGTAAAGTTGAAGCGGTAGGCGGAAGTTTCGATGATTGCGTGATAGAATTCTGCATGGCTGCTATTTATTTATGGTCTTGTGTCCCTAAATACGTTGAACCCGTATCGGGAGGACAGGAAAAATGGTATCCGATCAATGCGGGAGTTCAAAGAACGTATAAACCCGTAGGATATTTAGGGGAATTTGGGCAGTAACTTGCCTATTGTTTGTTAATAAACTATCATACAAACATCATACAGAGATGACCCGTATCTTCTCCTGCGACGATGGAACGGCAAGCGGGGAGTCCTCCTTCTCTCCCCGCTTTGTTTAAACTATGCCCGAACTCTTATTCGATGAACTGAATCCGCTATCCGAGCAAGCGACGAAGGAATATGTCGCTTCGTGGAGTTACGGCCTCTGGCACAATGGCGAAGAAAGAACGCTTCCTCGTTCGATAGATGAAAACACCGAATATCTGCAAGTCGATCTATACGATAAAATGCTCCTTGACGCTCAGGTTAAAGCGTCGATCAACCTCCTGATTTATGGTATCCTCGGCGGCGGGCTTGAAGTCTATCCTGCAAGCGAGAGTTCCGCCGATAGGGAAGTCGCGGATTTCGTTAAGAACGCTCTCCTTGAGGAAATAGAAGAAACGCCTCTCCTGACCGAAGTTTTGCCGGATATGCTTTCCGCTATGGCTCTTGGCAATAAGATTTGTGAAATCGTATGGAACACGCCTGTCGAAAGCAACCTTCGCATCAAGGGATTGAAGGCGTGGACGATCAAGCGGCTGAAAGTTAAAGCGCGTGAGGAAGTCGGTTTTTACGTTGACGTGCATAAGAACGTTATCGGGATTGTAGGTCGAACTCGCATCAATCAGCCTCTCCCTCCGAATACATTCAGGCCGATAAACGCTTATGGCAACAACGAAATCGTTTTTCCCTTGGAATACTGGCGCGATCACTTTGCATGGCTATCCTGGAAACCGAGGGACAGCGATCCTAGAGGCACGTCCGATTTACGCTCGGCTTATGATGCGTGGTGGTTCAAGCAGCAGGTCAAGCCGGAGTATCTTAAGTATCTGGCGACTTCTTCTACTGGCTCTATCTGGGTTGAAATGGCTCCGAACGCTGAACGCAGAAATCGCGTGAAAGCCGATGGAACCATTGATACTACGGCTGTCATCGACCCTGCTGAAAAGGTGGTTGCCGAAGTTATCAAGTTCCAGAATACGTCCGTTATGGCTGTAGCGAACGGAACGAAGCTGAACCCGATCCAACCGACTTCAAACGACGGTATGCCGTTCAAACTGGCTCTGGATATTTTCAATGAGGAAATCATTAAAGCCATTACGGGGCAGGTTGCCGCTACGGAGAAGGGCGCAGGAGCAGGACGCGCTCCGGTCATCGGGCAGGAAATCATGAATATGCCTGTCACGTATGGCAGAATGGTTGCCCAAAACTTTATCCGGCGTTTCCTTGCAAAGCCATTGGTTCGGAGGAATTATTCCCGATTGGTCGCAGTTCCCAGGATCATTCTCCCTGGCCTCAACAAAGATGACTTCCTGACTTCCGCATCCGGCGTGTCCAAACTCCTTATGACGAATATGATCCCGCCTCAAATGTGGAACAAGTTGTTTACGGAAACAGGATTGGGTGCGCTCAATGATGAGACATATAAAAAAATGGAAGAATTACACTGGAAAACTTTGGAGAACACGGCTGCGGCTCCCATGCTGAAAGCGCAAAATAGTGGGAGTTCAGAGAACGCCTAGTTGTATTTCTTTTTCCAACCTGCTATATGTAAAGCAGGAAGTTTGTTTGTTCACTAACTAACAAAGGCTGATATGTCGGATTTGTGCTTAAAGTTTAGCGTCGGAAACGCGAAACGGCGCGGGAAGATTTTCGAGGCAGGACTTTACCCTGACAAGGGGATTGATTTCACGCCTGAGAAAATCAAGCAAGCCATTGAGAATACGACTTTCCCTGTTCCGATTACGCACAACCATTTGGACGCTAAGAAAATCGCGTCCATCTTCGACGGCAAGCTAGGGCAGTTGACGAAGGCTTTTGCCAACGAAGACTACACTTTGATGTTTGGCGAATCCGAATGGCCTGAATGGGTGGAAGTGGCTATTCCCAACAAAACGGTTTCCCTGCTGTTCGACGCGGAAACTCTCGCCATTAAATCTTGCTCCTTGGTTCCCGATCCAAGAGTAAAAGACGCGGCTCTTTCCGAGAGACTTGCGTTCTCATACGATCAACACTTCAAAAAGGATGACGAAGATATGTCCTTCACCAAAGATGAGTTCAAAACATGGATTAGCGAGGCGTTTGCTTCTCTAACTCCTCAAAAGGTGGAGGACCCGCCGAAAGAGGAGCCGAAAGAGGAGCCGAAAGTCGATCCCGCTTTCTCCAAGGAAAACGAACTGCTCAAACAGCAGCTTGAAGCGTTCAAGAACGAAAAAGCCCTTGCATTTTCTACGGCTCAACTGGATGCCGGGAAAATCGTGGGAACGGATACGCTAACGGTTGAACAGCAAGTGACGGCTTTGAAAAATCGTATGCTTCGGGCGCAAGCCGATGATGAGCGCGATTTGTCTGCGGGAATCGCCTTCTCTGCTGAAACGCCTTCTCGCGTTGCCGAACTCGAACAGTTTTACAAAAATATGGTTCCTCTCGGAAAAGACGGCGAACAACTGCAACAGGGAGAAATCCTGTTCTCCGGTGCTTCTACTGAAGACGAGGACGCTGAATACAAGCGTATCATGGGAAAAGGTCCTCTTGGGAGAGCCGTTCTCGGTAAGGAGAACAAGTAATGCCTACTGCTGCGATCCAAACGATTACCGCAGGCAAACTTGAGCCGTTTATGCGTCCTGAGTTGGTCAAAACTCAGGTGGTTCAACTGGTTTTGCCTTCTGCAATCACGTTTTACAAAAGAGGAACGCTATTCGGTCAAAAACTGGTCGATGCGGAAGTGCCGGGGAACGTCATGAAGTTCGCTCCCTACAACAATACTCCCGCCGATCCGGTTGACGGACTCGAATCCGCCAAGTGCATCCTGCCTTACGACATTGTTGTAGGCACGGACGGCAAATACTGGTATGCCAACTCTACTACGGTAGGCGGGGCAATCGGTCCTCACGGCGAACAGCGAACCAACATTGATATGTATTTCGGCGGTTGCTTCAAATCCGATGATCTTTACTACGGCGCAGGCCACGCATCTTCGGGCGCAGGAACCGCGCCTGACGCTACTCAACTCGCCGCCGCGCTGGTCGATCTGAACGCGACGATTGAAATGACTTCTTATGTCGGCACTACTAACATCACGATCTTCCGCTTCTAAGGAGAGCAAACTAAATGGCATATACTTGGCCTACCACACAAACTCTCCGCAAGATCACTTCGGTTAAGATCGAAGCGTTAATGGCGGATGATCCGATTTCAACCATTCTTCCCATTGCCAATGAGGATTCTCATTACCTCGAATGGGAAGTGGAAGACAACAACTACGGTTTGCAACAGGCGAGAGGGCTTGATGGGCCTCCTGCCAGAGTGAACAAACTCGGTTCCAAACGCTACCTGTTCGAGCCGGGAGTTTACGGCGAGTTCATGGTGGTGAATGAAACCGAAATGACGATGCTGGCGCGTGAAATCGGCACAGTCAACGAGCGTATGACGATGGACAACATCATCGACAAATATACGACTATGCTGGCTCAACGCGAAGTTCGGCGCATCAAATATATCGGCTGGACGCTGCTCACAACCAAGTCTTTCAGCGTAACAGGTCCGAATGGGCAGGTATTGCATACCGATACCTTCTCCATTACCGATTACAACGCAACGACCTGGGCAACCATCGCTTCCGCTACTCCCCTTGCCGATCTTGCGGCTCTCATTACTCTTGGTCCGACATACGGAACCAACTTCGGCGCAGGCGCGACGGTTTACATGAACGACGCGACGTTCCGAAACATGATGAAGAATACAAACGCTGCTGACCTTGGCGGAAGGCGCGTTACCGGACTTCAGCCTGTGAACAATCGTCCCGGTCTTCAGGAAATTCTCACTGGCGACGGACTTGCCAACATTCAGGTTTACGATGGTTGGTATAACAACGACAGCGATGCCATTGTTCGGTTCATTCCTGACGGCAAAGCGGTGGCGGTCGGTCAGCGTCCGAATGGCGAAGCGTTGGGCGAATACGCTATGACGTTCAATGCCAACAATCCTGGCGGGGCAAGCGGCCCTTACGCTTTCGTGAACGATACGAGAGGCAAGGCGGTTCCTCCTACCATTGAAATCCATCGCGGTCACAATGGCGGTCCGATTCTCTGGTATCCTGGCTCCATCGTCTTGATGGACGTTTCCTAAAAGGAGTTATTACTATGGCTTCCAAGGAAGCGGCAGATCGAAAATCAACCTACTACATCAAGCAATCCGGTGTAGGCAGCAACATCGTAGGCGATCCGATTGACGTTTCGGGATACAGCGACAAAAAGCTGAATCGCTTGATCGAAGACGGATACCTGACAACTGAAGTTCCTGCTGATGAAGTCGAACCGACAGATGCGGCAGATGCTACGCTTGAACCTGCAAGACGTTCCGGCGAAGCGACAGGACAACCTGATCCTGATGAGAAAAAGCGTCCCGGTCGGCCTGCAAACAGTTAAAAGTCTCTAACGGAGAGAGTGAAGAGGGAAGGGGATTAAACGTTCCCTTCCCTTTTTTGGTATCATATAACTATGTTGACTAGAGCGAACATTCTTAAATATTTGGGAACGTTATCTCAGCTTGGAGAGGCTTCAGGCGGATACGGCCTCGCTTACGTCAATGCGGCGATAAATGTATTGAAACGGTTTGATAAAGTCATTATCAATATGCCTTCGGATGCGGATGAAATCGACCGAACGTTTTCCATACTTACGGCTTTAAAACGCATTGCTCCGAATACGAAAGTTTACGGATGGACTAGCAAGGATTCCGGCGATGCCTTAATCGTTTGGACAAATAAAGAAATTGCGCTTCACGATACTTTCGGGGAGTTGCTGGACGGCATTTACATTGCCAACTTCGATGCGACAGATACTGGAGATTACACCGGATTTAACGACGGCACGTTTACGAGAACCGATCAAAATTTAGCCATTATAGGTGTTCACAATCACGGTTACGAAGTGTTTGCGGAATCGACTTATCCTGAACTTACTCTCGGTCCTGCTCTTTCAACGGGAGAGACGGCTTCCACGCTTGGAACACACGCAACCCTTCAAGACGGTATAATGATTAAGAACTATATGTCGGATGAGGAAGATGAACAACGCGGGTTGATTGCGAGAGCAGGCGTTCTCGATTACGTTAAAGGATTTGCGGAACAGGAAGACATTCTTCTTTATACGGCGGTCGCTTATCGCTCTTACGATGGTTTCGGGTATCCGTCAACGTATGTCCCGATTGACCGTTGGGAAACCATTCGAGAAGAGATAGATGCAAGCGGCATAGACGGTTTCGGCGTAGATATTGGCAATGGCGTAGGAACCGGACTTAACTGGTATTACACGAATAAAAATCATTCTCTAAATCAGTTCGATCCTAGAGCGTCCGAAGACGTTATCGGTTCCGTTGAAAATCCTCCTTTTTATTACTGCCGTTTATGGGGAGAAGTTCTTCCTACGGTTTATGGGGAAGAAATATCTCCTCTTACCATTAAATACCGTCGAACTTCCGATCTGATAGGCACAGTCCTTTATCTGGATAAATCAGGTGAAGTGGAAGTTACGCCGGATGATTACGGTTACTGGGAAGTCTTGATAGCTGGCGCGTTAACTACTGGCACGTCTTACTCCGTTTCCATTTCAGGCGAGAGTTGCGGCAAATCCGTAAAGAAAACGAAGACGTTGATCGGAGGAACCTCCGTTGAGTTTTGACATTCCCTCCATGAAGCGGATGATGATTCGCGAACTCGGCAAATCCGGCGATCAAGAATTTTCTGATGATTTGGAATTGTTGTGGGATTATTACGAAACCATTTTGGACGATCCTACGTTTTCGCTTCTTTACGCTTCCGTAAAATACCACGCGCTCAACTTCATCTTGTCGGAAGCGGCGAATTGGTATGATACAAAAGAAATGGATATTGAAGAAAAACAGAGCCAAGTTTTCGATCATTGGTGGAAGATGTATGACCGCGTAGCGGCTCAACTTCAAACCGAACTTCAATTGGATGCGGCAGGATTTGGTATCGCTATCGGCGTAATGACGAAAACGGCTCCGCTTCCTTATACCGATTTTACAGGGATGAACCCTAGCAACCCCTGGATTTCCGGCCTTCCGCTTCCTTACGGGTATGATCCTACATGATAGGCGAAGGGCATACCTGCGATATATGGCAACCTAGCCAGGATATAGGCGATCAAAATAAGGTGCTGACAGCGGAGTATACGCTTAACGCTTCAGCCATTGAATGTCGATTTCACGAAATTCGCTCCCGCGAACGGATGGAACTCGGCATTGCCATTGATGCGACGGTGGATTTACAATCTGTTGTGTTCAAAGGAGCAGCCATTACGGAACTTGAGCAATACTGGATCATCAAATACATAGAGGAAGGTTCTTATTGGCTTGTGAACCTACCTGTCATGCATCAAACCAAGCCGAAAGAATACTGGCGATGCACTCTTGAGAAACTAAACGGCCTTCCGGCGGAAATAGCGGCATCTTATGATTAGAGCCGATTTCGAGTGTTTTTTCTCCGCTTTAAGGGATCGTATCGCTGACGTTTGGGATATTCCCGAAGACTCGCCTATCCTTGAAGCGGGAGATGAACCTACGGAAGTTGATCCGAGTAAATTTGCTTTCCCCTGGGCCATAATAGAACTAGGAGAAGAAGTTTCCGGTAATATCGGCCCTGCTGCGATGGACATAACCTGGGATTTCCCTCTCTATTTATGGTTGGTTACGGAAAAGGTTGCCGATGAACACGCCATAGCAACGATGCGGGAGAAACTTTCCGATATGGTGACGGTTTGTTTCCGCGATCCGCATTTAAAACGGCAGGTCAATAATCTTATTCCCGTCTCTATAAGTTGGAACCCTTCTTCCCGCCCTTGGCCTGTTATGCCAACGCAGGGAACAGCGATGATGGGCGGATACGTCGGGCTTCGTTTTCAGTTAATTGAATCGAGAGTGATGTGAGACTTCACATATCCCAAAAAGGTTTGTTTGCGGCAAGGTGGCGGAATAGGATGAATAATCTTAGTCCCGCGATTCAACGCGCCGAAAACGACGTGATGGATTACGCTCGAAAGAAAGCCATTGAGTATTCATCCAATACCGCTTATAAACTTCCTTCCCGCAAAGGTTACGCGCCTTACCGTAAAGGAGGAGGAAAAGGAACGCCTCCTCTTCCTTCTTTTCAAATCAATATGCAATCCGGCGCGTTCTCTCGCAGTTGGTATGTGAATACTCAGAAAACGCCTCAAGGATATACGTCTTCGATTTGGAATGATCGTCCTTACGCGAAATATATGCGCGGAACGTCTAAGATGATTGCGCGTCCGATCCTGCAAAAAGTAGGAGAAGACGTAAGAAAATATCGCAGAAAAGTAGAACCGGAAGCGATACGAAAGGCGATGCGAAATGCCGGATAGTTATCCAGAAAATAGGCTATTCGCATCGGACGTTTATACGCTTGTGCTTTATAACGGCATCTTGGATTTTTCGGTGCTTGATTATGACAACCCCGATCATAGGTTGTATAATATGTTAGCGTTGTTTCGCTCCTTTCGTTTGACGTGCGACATTGCGGAAGACGAAGGGGCAGGCACTTGGGATACTGGAAGTTATCCGTTGCCATATCGTCAAAAATGGACGTGCGAAGTCGAAATGGCGCAGGATTGTTCCGTTTTAACTTCCAACTACGATAGCATTTATCATCTTTTTAGAAGCATCGGTGCAGGTCCCTACTGGCTTGTTTTTAAAAAAGCGGTATTGGCAATCAATCCTGACTTGTTGGCTACTCCTTACGCGCAACGCGGGAATATCCGAACGTTTTCCGATATAGTTGCAATGGATGGGCCGCAACTTCAAACCGTAACTTTTTCAATGTGGGGAACACCTGAACCCATTCCCGTAAGTTAGGAGACAGAAATGCCCCTTGCAGATATTGCAAAGAGAGCCTTTAATTGGGAAATAGTATCTGCAACTCTTGAAGATTCTGTTCGGGATCGTCAATACGATTTGCGGCAATTTTTCAAGACGCTTGAAATTTCTATCTCTTCCGAAACGATGGAATCCGAAGTTGCGGTCGATCCTGTAGAGGCTCCCTGGCGATACCCGCGTATTAGAAGCCGTGAATGGACGGTCAATTGCACGGCGGCAGTTAATCGTTTTGCGGGAACTGCCGATCAAGATAGCGGAGACGGGCTTTCTTGGAGTTTGTTTGAAGCAGCAATGAATTCTGAAGATGGCAATCTCGTATTCTCTTTAGAAGGTCCTGCGAATACGGATGGAGATAGAATTCGCGTTTACGGTCAAATGACTCCCGATACTTCCGAACTTTCTTTAGGAGGAGAGGAAGCCGAACAGTCTCTTACACTGGTAGGATACGGCCCTCCTACAGTTGAAATAATCACTACTTAGGAGTATTCATTATGGCTGTTCTTGATCCATCTATCCGAATGTTTACCTGCGACGTGACTGTAATGAAAGTCGGAAATTACGTCGGCGGCAGTCAACCAGGGACACTGACCTATAAAAACATTCTAGGCATTTTCACCGATTGCACTCTTCGGTTTACCAAGGAAAACGTCAACGCTTTTTTGCCTCATGATGTAATGGACCCTCAGATTATGGGTTTCGTTCAAAATCGAACGAAGCGCAAACAATGGTTTGTCGATTTGGGAACGGTGCTTGAAAAAACACTGGCTCCTTTTAGTATGCTTCAATATGCAGTTACTCCCGGTGCAGGCGCGGAAAATTCAAGAGATGCGGAAATCGAGCGCGGTCAAGTTGCGGTAGCCATTATGCGACCGGGAGGCTCAACTGTCTACGGCGCGACTCCTGCTAACGTTTATACGGGAGTAGGATTGCTTACGGATGCGCGGCTTACGTTTAATCTTGATGGTTTAACTATGCAAAATGGCACGATTACAGGTCAAGGCGATTTATTGGTTAATACGACTGTCGCAATATAAGGAGAATAGATGAGCAGTCTCTACGAACTTCCCAAAGCCCGAAAAAAACTATCCAAGGAAGAACTTCTTAAAAAAGCGGATCGTATTTATCAAGAAGATTTTCCAATCAACAAACCGGAATATGACGGAGACGTAACCATTCGCGCCGTTGCCGATACTCCTGAGTTCAACGCGATTCAATCCGAGATTGAAAAGCTGAACAAGATCAATGAGAACGTCGGCATTAACGGCAAGCGATATTCCGAGCGAGATATTTACGCTGCGGCATACTGTTGTCAGTGTATGGTCGATCCCGAACTAACCATTGATGAAGCGTTTGAAATGCTGGATAATCTCGGTCCTGTCGCTTCCATTATTTCAAACCGCATTCTGATGATTTCAGGATTGACTTCGGGAAGCGTTGACGCTGCGGAGGAAAAGCTGCGGAACGATTCGTTTCCGGCTGATGACCTTGGCTCTAAGTTTCAAATATCTGAAGCGGCATCCGAGTGAGTTAGACTTGACGCTAACCGAGTGGGTTGAAATGCAAGCCTTCGCTCGAATAGAGCAGAAGGAAAACGAAAAAGCGATGAGGAAGAATTCTAAATAATGGCTGATATTATTGATCGTTTAATAAGCAGAGTCGAATTTCAAGGGGTATCTACTGCTACCGATCAATTGATGCGCCTCGTTAAAGGGCATAAGACACTCGAAACGGCGATGGATGCCGTAAATAACGCTTCCGTAGCGGCAAGTCGCGCTCAATCTGCTGCGGCTGCGAATATGCAGCGAACGCAGGCTGCTACCTCTGCCGCCATTATCGCTGCGAATAGGCGGGTTGCTCAAACGACCCGCCGTATGGCTCAATTGCAGGTTCAATATGAAGTTGCGGGATCGTCTCGTTTTCCTGGAATGGATCGAAACGCTTATAATGCTTCTTTAGATAAGCAAGCGCGTATCAGAGACAGCGCAATGCCAATGGCGTTCGCTCAACAACAGGCCGCAATAGCAGCCAGTCAAGCGGCGCATAAAAATGCAGGCGTTCAATTCGCTGCTGCTCAAAAAGATGGGATTAAACAAGTCACCGTAGCGCAAAAAGCACTCAATCAGGCAACAGAAGAATACGATGAAATGCTCGCCAATCGCGCTGCGGGTCGCGCTGCTTTAGGCGTAGCTGCGGCTGTAATGGCTGCGACTGCCGTAGGTCAGTTCGGCGTAGCTGTGGCTAAAACCGCCATAGAGTTTGAACGTTTCGAGAACCAGTTGGAAGTGCTTTATCGTTCAAAAGAACAGGGAAAACAGGCTCTTGATTGGATCGTGCAGTTCGCCAAAACCACGCCATTTAGCGTAGCTTCCGCTACTGAAGCCTTTGTCAGATTGAACGCTCTTGGCATTGCGCCTACTCGCAGAAACTTAATGGCGATGGGCGGCCTTGCAAAAATGTTCAATCGGGATTTTAGCGATGTAGCTATGGCGGTCGGTATCGGGGCATCCGGCAACTTTGCGAGACTTATCAGAGGTTTCGGTATTACGAGAGCCGATGTTGCTCAAAATGCAGGTCCCGGTGTTATTCCGGCTCACGGTCCTATCACGCAGTTCGATAAAGCGCAAAAAGCCATTATAGAAACGTTTGAAAAGAAATTTCCAAGAGCAATGGAGATTTTTCGTAACTCGGCTGAAGTCGCCATATCAAATATGATGGATAGTTGGGAGCAGTTCAAACGGGCTGCGGCAGGTCCTTCAGGAGCGCAAAATATTGCCAAGAGCGCATACGGGATGCAAGTTTTTATTGATTACATGACTCAAGGTATGCGACTCCTTCAAATAGGAGGATTACTATTTCTTACAACTGTAAATCTAATTTTAAGAGCAATAATGGCTGTGGCGAATATTCTACCTATGCCTGCTAACTTTAGAGCAGTATTCGATAATGTTCGGGAAGGCATGAAGCGCGGCGACGAAGCACGTGTAAAATCTATGCAAGATATTGCTTACGATTATATGAACGCTTTTAACGGCGTGAAAACCGATCCTCCCAAACCGCCTCTCGGAACCAAGCCTGGGCAAGATGCTGCTAATACAATGGCGAACGCAATCCGGCAAATCGTCGGACAATCTGGCATCGCTCAAATCGGCGTGAACGCTTCCGAACTCCCCGGCATCGGCAATCCGATGAAAAAACCTCCGCTAAAAGTTGAAGTAAGCGGGTCTAATGGCTCAAACTTCAATCAGCTAGTAGAGGAAATTCTGAACAAGTTCCTCTACGATGCAAACCGACATGGCTACTCTATGAGCAATGGTTAACTTATGCCGATATGCGATAAATTCACCGAAAGCGCGGGGATACGATATATCTCGGTTAAGGAATCGGGGTTCGCTTTCGACGTGCGGCCTGGGGCAAGCGTAGACAAGTGGAAGTTTACGAATACTTACGCTTGGCCTCCTCCTCAGAAGTTCTACGGCGCAGGTCCCGTCAAAGTCATTACATCGGCTGAAATCAACTCGCCTATCACCTTAATGCCTGCGTATCTTGATCCTTCGTGGGAAACGAACACTTCAACCAAGAAAGAGTTTGCCAGGGAGAAGCTGGACTATTATTCCATCGTTGCAGGCCAATGGACGGAATATCCTCGCCTACACGAAAAAGATTGGGTCCACATCAACAAGTCGGATACCGGAACGCTCAGAAGCAAGAAGCCGCTTCCCGCCAATCGCGGCCTTGCCATTCATTTCAGGGCTTACGGGCCTACGCTAGGTCAGCGAACCATTTTATCTATTCAGTTCGGGTCGAACGACGTGAACAAAATGTTTACGCTGAACATCAATGCTGACGGCAAAGGGTATCTTTCCAAAGGCGTAGGCTCGTCTCTTCAAAAGTTGGCGGAGGGCGATTTGGTTCCGAACCGATGGGGAAGCCTTACCGAACAATGGCATAAAGTGTTCATCCTTCCTCACGGCAGAAACCGTATTTTGATTACGTCGTCTTCGGGCGGTTCGTTTATGTGGCAGGATGAGAACATTCCGCGAAGCGAAGGCGGCGATCTGATTTCCAAGCTGACCGAACTCGCCTACTATACGATAGTCGCCAATCAAAAAGTCGCTCATCAAATCCGCCCGATTGCGTTTACCGGAGCGTCGGAAGGTTCGGAAGCCGCTAAGAAATCAACGGGAACCATTGAACCGATTGACCCTGACTTGTTCTCTACGGAGCGAGAGCCTGTTCTAGCGGAAACCATTCAAAGTATTGAATACGACCGAATGAACCGGATTATCCTGCCGTCTCACGTTACGGTAACTTACCATAAGAATCCGCTAACGTCGATGAAACGCTACAGCGTAAAGCCCGTAGTGAAGCTGGCGCGTCCGAATGTGAAGGAAGAAGACATTTATCACTCTCCTTTCTTTTACCGGGGAGAAATCCGACAAGAAGCGTTGCGACAGCAGACGCAGGATGAATCGCTTGATTTCCTGACGGACGTAATAGAGTTCAACCACAACCAAGATGAAAAGCTGATGACAGGCTCCATCAAGCTGAAGAACGGGCATAATCACGGTCAGCTTAAAAACCTGTTCAACATACCGTTTGAATGGAACGAGGACGGGAACGTTTGGATCAAAGGCATCCTCACGAAGCCAACTCATTCCGTCAAAGGCAATCAGCAATTCCTTGAGATGGACTTGCAGGATATGCAGCGATGGTTGAACAATACCTTCGTTGCCGATATGAACCGTTTGGATGGTATGGGTATTGACGACGCGGTAAAAGCGTTGCTCGTTGCCGTAGGATTTCCGAAAGATGGTTCATGGTGGGATATAGACGAAACCCCTTCTTTTGTGGACCGCAAGACAGGCGAAACGAAAAAATCCACCAAACTTTCCAAAGGGGAAGCCGACGATGATCCTACCAATCTAACGGACGTTGTAAGAAGTGTTACCGATTGGCTGGATTACATTGTCGATACTTATACGTCTTCATCCGAATATCCGTTCAGATGGGTTTATGGCTATCGCCCGTATTTGAATATCCTGACCGGATTTTACGAGTATCGCTTCTTCTTTAAAAACCCGTCTAACTTTTCAACGACTCCGGTTAAGGTGTTCTGGCCTACTCACGATCTTGCCATTCTTCCTGAAGACGTGGGAGGAGGGGGCGCAACCGTTGAAACGGCTTACCGGAGCGTCCATAGGAACCTCCGAAGCTATTTGATCGAACCCCAATTCAATGCGCTTCATTGCATTGGGATGGATGAAACGCAAACGCCGATCATCAAATACAAGGAAGATAAAGACAGCATTGACGCTTCGCTTCGGTATCTGGCGACGGAAACGAAAGCCGCGCAGCCTGCCAACTGGTTAGGTGAAAAACGCTATGTCGCCATGCTCGATAGCGCGTTGAACACGCCCGAACTCGTTAACGCGGCCCTCGGCAAACTCTTTCTTCGCGGAAGCCGAACGCGGCAGCATATTGAGTTTGAAGCGGATTGGGAACCTACCGTTAGGCTTTGGGATTTGGTTCGGATAAAATCTTACAGGGCGAACGGAACGTCGCTTTCCACTCACGATTACCGCATTATCGGTTTCAAGGTCGATCATAAAAACGATTGCAACGAAGCGTTTGCGGGACAGTATATCAATCGGCCTACAACCTACGTTGCGGAAAGATGGTATGACGAACGTGAGATATAATCCGAGTTTGGGCAGGCAGGCGAGAGGCGTTAGCCATATACAGCCAATGGTGACGACGCGGCAAGCGTTCGGAGCGAATATTCTAAAAGACGCTCTCGCCTTGCCAGACGGACAGGCTTCGGTATCGCTTACGGACGTTGACGGCAAACAGCAGTTTATCTTAGGCGTTACTCCTTTAACGAGCGATGTTAGGATGGGAACGGTTGAGTAATGCCCTTCGGAGGATTGACAGGCGCGGATTACATACGAAAATACAAGCGCACGTTTGAGAAAGCGTATGTCGTTTCCGGTCGGCTCACTCTCAACTTTTGCGGCGGAACATCGGATGGTTCGGGATGGGTCGGAAGCAATTATCGTCATCCTTACGTGCCGGGACAGTTTCAAGGGCATAGAGTAAGAGGATACGCGGGATTTGGTCCGTTGTTTGAAATCATTACCGGGCGAACGGCAAGCAATCCGCTACGAGAAGGTTCTTCCGATCCTTCCTGGGTAACGACAGTTACGATGAATGGTCAGCCTATTGTTATGTGGGCCAATGATGCCGATGCGAGTTGGGATGAAGATAATCCCGATTTGGTTCCACCTGAAAGCGTTACGATGGATTTTACGTCTACTGTCGCTTGCGAGGAATGGGCTTTTGAGAGTTGGTCGCACGGCTTAATCCGTCCCGGCAGGCAGAACGATATGGTTCAAGCCCTTTACATGAAACCTGTCGGGCCTGTCTATTCCACATGGTTGATTTCTTCTAGCGGAGGCTCGGAAATTGACCCTCAACCTTCCAATGATGTTCCGTCGTTACTTTCCAACCATTACAATAAAAACGACACGCTTGCGGAATGGGCCAACGGTTTTTCGGAAGGCGATCTTTCGGACTTCGGCGGGTTTGTCGATAACGGTTTCGGAATGTATTTCAATGCGGCTTATTACGAACCCGATCCTGACGGGTTGCCGTATCCGAACGCTATTTTTGCAACCGCGAACGTGCAGTCTTTTCATGGCCCGAATGAATGGGGCGGCATTGCTTACAACTTTAATAACCCTGTCGCGCCTACCAAGTTGCAGGGAACGCCCGTAACCGCAAGCCGTTTTGATTTTGAAGCGAAAAACGCTCCCGGCATCTCCGGTTTCAGGGGCAACTCTACGGGAAGCGTCTATATCGTTCCCGATTATACTGTCAGATTAAAAGGCGCGGTCAATAATTGGGAAGAGACGAAACTTCCGCTTCGGATAACCAATTATGAAAGCGAATACGAAACGCCGATTGACCCTCCGATTACGACAAAAAGCAAAGAGCAAAACCCAAGCCATTACGACATACTTCCTAATGATTTGGATGATATAGGCTACGATCCTGCCGATTACGATTGCATTACGTTAAAGACAGGGCAATCGTGGGAGGCAATGACGCTCGATCACGCGCCTTCCCTGACGGTTGAAACGTTCGTTAGAACCTATCCTATCGGATTTGCCTGGACTGCTACCCATTGCACAACTTCGGTTGTGGGAAGCACTTTGCAATGTGTCGCTACGGGCGCAAATCCTAAGATAGAGCGCAATTACCGGAATGATTTTAACGACATTTCTCCTGATTATGGCGCGGGGCCTGCTTCATGGTTTTCCGATTACGGAGACGAAATACCGGAAGACGTTCTTTTATGGTTTACCGGAGGAGAAGCGTCTCCTGAGTATTTTGAATCTTCTTTAGCGGAATGGCCTAAAGTCAGAAAGAAACTTCGGCCTGACAGCGATATATTCAACTGGTCTACTTACCGTTATCTCTACGTGAAAGCCAAAGCGAACGCGCCGTGTAATTTAACCATTCTGGTTGAATATGAAAATATTCGAGTAAAACCGGATGAAGCGAAGGATTATGGCTACAATCCCGTTCGCCAACCCTTTACCGTGACGATTACCGTTCCTTTAACAACGGCTTTAATCGAACATGAAGTGGACCTGCCGGGGTTGCTTAAAGACACGGCTGAAATCATCGGGCATGACGGCATCCAGTCTATTAAAAAAGTCACGTATTCTTTTCCTGCCGGAATCACGGTAACGCTGCAATCTTTGACGCTGAAGGAAAAAGCGAAAACCATTGTAGAGGTTCATCATCCGAATCCGCTTTCCGATCATTTCAGCATTGAGAACTTTGAACTTGGCGGGATTACCGCCATAACGGACGGATACCGTTCCTTATGGCTAGATGGATATTCCAAGTGGGGATTTCCGATCTATGAAGCCGATGAAACGTCGAACTTTCAAAGTTGTTTACTTATTAGCGATTTAACGGTGGAAATCAGTTTGCAGGAAGGTTGGTCGGTTGCGCCGGGAGGCGATCCCGAAGACGAGAGCGCAGAGACGCTTTCTCCGAACTTCGCTATCTGGTTAGAGGAAACCTTTGGAAAGACGTGTCCGGCGATCCTCGCGTCAAAGAGAGGGTATGGGGCGGTTAAGGTTTATCCAGAAAGCAATATGGAGTTTGAAATCAAAGCGACGGTTGGCTTCGGCGCAATCGGATTGGTTTACGACCCCGATACGCATTTGCCCGTATCAACCAGAGTGATTGCCGTTCAACCGCCATTAGGGATTTATCCGACGATTGCGGATTACATTAATGGTTTCGTTATCATTGAAGACGACACGACTTCCGATAGGGCAGGAAAGTTTGAGCATCAACTTCGCGATCTTATAGGAATGGAATGGCGCAGTTCTCCCGATACGCCTTACGAACAAGTATATCCCTTGCCCATTTCCGGTTCGGGAGGAGGCGGAACTAATTTCGCATCCGTTCCCATTCCTACCTTTTCACGCGGAATTATATGGGTAGCGTTTGGCGGGAAAGCCGTATTCTCTTCGGGAGAAGGCAACCCCGTTATCGTAACCTCTTCCGATCTGGATAGTTTCGTTGTCCTAGTCGAAGATGATACACTTAAACTGGCTAGAAGAATGGGCGCGGAAATCGCTTACACTCGCTTTGAAATCGGAACAGGGCTTAACGGCCCCTGGATTGCTAAAAATGAAGCCAATCGCGCTTATCCGCTTTATGTGGCAGGCCATTTGGACAATGGCAATCTCCTTCTGCTGAAGAATACGAAACTTGGCGCGGATACGGAATGGAAAATCAAAGTGGTTTGTCCCGGCAAATGGGGTGTCGTAAGATACGAGGAGCATCTAGGGCTTCTCTACCTGTCTTATTGGCACAACAATAACTTTTATATGCGAAGGTCCAGGGACGAAGGCGCGACATGGTTGACGTGGGCGGGGCTTTCTTCCCAGGATGCTTTGATACTGGCTTCCGTTCCTGAACAACACTTTAGTTTTGATTTTCTAAATACGGCAAAAAGAACCTTCGTCGGCGTTTATTTTAACTCTGCTAATGAACTCGTTACGCTTCAATCCACAACGTTAGGAGAAACCTGGACATGATACTAGAACTCACTCCTGACGGGATAGAAGGCGAAGACGGCGACGTATTTCTTAACAAATACAACGACACGAAAAACTCTTTCGAGTTCAATATTCAACTGGTCGAAAACCATCTTGAAAGTTTCCTTTCAACTACCTTCGGCAGAGGCGTTTACGAAGACAGTTGGACAGGCGATCTGGTTTCTGACGGCGGCGGGTTGTTGGCTGAAATCGCGCCTCATACCTCTCTTGTCGATAATGTATTGGTGCTTGCGGATGCCGCTACTTGGCCCATTCCTGACAACGACACTTCATGGCTTTGGGAACTGCAATCCAATACGGACGCGGCTCCCCAATATGCCGTAACCGATAGCCTTACCGATCCTTCGACGGAAGAAGTTCCGGCGCACTTGCTGGCATCCATCGTCACTTCCGCAGGCGCGATTACGGGAATCACTCCGCTTCATACGCTCGTTCCGATGCCAGGTGCGGCGGGAGGAGGATCGGGAACTGTTGCCTCTGTTGCTTTGGACGTGACGGACGTTCCTTGGCTTGCCGTAAGCGGCTCTCCGGTAACGACTACGGGAACGCTAACGGTAGAGCTTGCAACCGGATTGACCGCCAATCGTTTTTTAGCGTCTCCCGATAGCGTTACGGGAGAAATTGCGCTTCGCTCTATTGTCGCAAACGATTTGCCGATTGTGCCTACGTCCAAAGGCGGAACCGGAGTCTCCGCTTTTACGGTTGCCTCTTTGGTTGGAACGGATGCCGCTTCGACAAGCGGAAATCTCAGGTCGATCACCATTGGTTCGGGGCTTGATCTGACGGGGAACGTTCTATCGGTTTCCGCCATTGCCGTTGAAGTCGATACGATAGATAGCGTTGCTTTAAGAGGAAGCACTACGGGAGAAACGCTTTCCATCGGCGGGTTAGCCATTGGACTTGCGACCCCTGAAACACAGCTTCATATCTACGGCACAGGAACCGAAATAACTACTGGGTTGCTTGATACGAACTTCCGGCTTCAAACTCAAACGGCAACGGCGAACGCGGGAAGTGAAATCAGCTTCCGAGGCCATTCCTCTGCTGCTGAAAACGTAGGCGTTTACGCTGCTATCTCGGCTCCGGTAACGGCAAATGACGGCACAGGCGCAACCGGATACCTTCTCATTTCAACGAAGGCCAGCCAAGCCGCTACCGGGCTTGTGGAAAGAGCGAAATTTGATAGCGCGGGATTGACGCTCAGTTCCGGCAAAGTTATCGCTCCTGCGGGGCAACTTACCGGGTTGCTGTCCAAAGCCGTTCTCGGAACGGACGCAAGCGGAAATATTATTGAATCAACATCTGCCGGAACCGGAACCGTAACGAGTGTTGCTTTGGCTGTGCCAGGATATTTCACCGTTACGGGAAGCCCGATTACAACCAATGGCACTCTTACGATTGCCGCTACGACTGGACAAACGGCGAATAGTTTCCTTGCCACGCCTGACGGAACTACGGGTGCGCTCTCTCTCCGAACCCTTGTTGTAGGCGATCTTCCCGTAGCGACGGTTGCAAAAGGCGGCACAGGGCTTTCCTCCATTACGGCAGCGAGGCTCGTAGGAACTCACAACAGTTCGACTACAGGCAATATGCAGGCCATTGCCATAGGAACGGGACTTGACCTTACGGCGGGAGTGCTTTCTTCAACTGTCACCGGAAGCGTTCAGGACCTTCAAGACGTTACGGATGAAGGCGCGACAACGACGGACGTTATCAACGTTGGCGGGGTTGTCGCTACCGGAGACGTGACAACAGACGGTCAGTTCACGATTACAAGCCCTGATACGGATGTGTTGGTTGATGAAGTCGTAGGCCGATTCGCCGTAACGACCGACGACCTTTCAACCATTACGAATCGAACGGTAATGGCTCTGGATGCTGTATCGGAAGGAACGTTCGCGGGAACCGATCAAGCCGGAACGTCTTTCTCGATTAAACTTCATCAAAACCCAGGCATTATGGCGGAAGTTTTAAGAGTCTACGCAAGCGGCTTGGTTCAACTCCCCGGCGAAACTTCTAAAATCATCCAACTAGCGCGAAGGACGGCATCGGATACGGCGGGAAACACGCTCTCCATTCTCGCAGGAAGCGCGACAACTTTAGCAACCAATAAAGCTGGCGGAGATTTAAGACTGTTTTCAGGCGTGTCCACAGGGAACGCAGGATCATCCGTCACGATCTGGACCCCTACTCCCGGATCAAGCGGCACAGGAGATCGTTCCTACGCGGTCAGAGGCACGTTTAATAGCACAGGGCTTACTGTCGTAGGGACAACCATTACGCCTTCTCTTCGCCTGACAGGACTGCTGTCAGCAGGCGTTTTGGCTACGGACGGAAGCGGGAACGTTATTCTTTCTTCCCTTCCCGCGACAACGCCTTCTTGGGATGCAACGCTTGTCATATCGAATACAACCGATGAAAAAGCCATTATGACACGCAATCTTGCGAACGCCGCAAGCGATTATACGTTCGCCATTACGGGAACTCCCGATCTTGGAACCTCGCAGACGAACTCTCAATCTTCCGCGCTTTTGCGCCTTGGGAACGCGCTTTCCGGCGCAAGCAACCGAGGGACGTATCTCGGAATCAATATGCCGTCTGGCACAAGTTCCGATTTCTTCACGATCCAGCAAAACGGCGCGACAAAGCTGACGTTCACCAATGGCGCGGGATTGGTCCTTCCCGTTGATAGCGGGATTTTGGCGATTGGGGCCGGATCGGGAGGAGCAGGGCCTACCGGAACAAACGTCAACGGCAATATGGTGATTCTTGATACGCCTTCCGGCCTCACTCGAAACTGGATCGACCTGCAAAAAAATCACGTTTCGGCAGGGTATTGGGCGGATGATGGAACCGCTTGGATCAAGTCTCTTATTTTCGGAACTGCTGCTAACCATACGCTCAATAACTCAGGATTAAACCTTGCGGCGGGAACGATGATTGCCCCTGCCGCAAGGCTCACAGGACTGACTTCAAAAGCTGTTCTCGGAACCGACAGTTCCGGCAACATTATTGAAAGTTCGGTATCAGGAGAGTCTTGGATTGGCGAGATTAAAATGTGGTCGCCTCAACCAGGGCAATCGGTAGACGGCACAAGCGGCAGCCCTTCGGCGGATTGGGCGGTTTGCGACGGTCGAACCGTCAACAGTATTACCACTCCCGATCTTGAAAATCTGTTTATTTTAGGCGCAACCGTGTTGGGCGCAAACCTTACAGGAGGCTCCAGCACTCACGTTCATTCGATTGATCCGCCGAACACGTCCTCTGCGGTATCGGGCGCAACGGTCGCAATCGACATTGGAGGCGGCGGCCCGGTCGTTACTCGCCAAATCTCCGAACACGATCACGACGTCGACATTGCCGCATTTGACTCCGCTTCTGCGGGGCATACCCCGCCCTACTACTCACTCGTTTACGTGATGAAAGTCGCTTAAACAAGAAAGGATTACAATGGCTAGAACTAAATCGAACGTAGTCGAAGCATTTCCCGAAGATGTAAAAGAAGGAAAACCGCTTACCAATCCCGAAACGACCGTTGTATTCGAGAATGGCGAGGAACTAACGGTAAAAGCCATTTGGGATGCGATTGTGCAGAGGGAAAGTGTTCGTCAACAACAAATTGCTACAATCAATGAACTGC